GTAGTATTTTTCATTCCTTTAATCATACTAGCAAGATTGACAGGATTATAAATTGTAAGTCCTGTTGAATTACATCTAACAAGTTCTGCCTCATCAAGTTCGACACCAAGTTCTTTCATCAACTCAACACCCTCGCTTAAATATCTATAAGCTTTCAATCCTGTTTTCATAGCTTGTTTTTGTTTTTCAATACTATCAATCCATTTTTGGTGGCAAGTAATTACATTTGCTTTTGCTTGTTTGAACATTTTAAAAACTAAAAATTCCTCTCTAGTACACGCAATAGTTCTTGAACGACAATGTGAAGTTCCAATAATGTCTAAATAAAATTGACTATCAAACTCTCTTGTCATTCCAACATTGTTATCATCATCAGAATGATAACTTGAATAATTACTATATCCAAGTGCCTTGTTGTTTGCGTCAATGTGTTTAGTTTTATGTGGATTATCTTCCTTGCCATTTTGTTGTGCAAGTATATCTGGGTTGCAATCTTTTGCTTTCAGTTCTTCTCTTTTATAAGCATAAGCAAATTGTTTTCCTGTATCATCACTATAAGTGCAATCACTTACACTTCCAAATAAACCAAAATCAAAATGTTCAGATACATTTCTGTCCCTTTCATCTTCATCTTCGGTTAAGTTTTCTTTTGCATAAGAGAAATAAAAGCATTTATCTTTTGCAACAACATCTAAAGGTTGTCCATATTTTTTCTTTAGAGTTTTACAAGTCGCAACATCATCACTTGGATATGCTCTCTCTACTACAAGTTTTGCAAGTGTAAAAGTTTTTGGATAAGCATAGTCAATATTTTCTCTTGCTTGAAGAAAAGCTTGTTGCTCTTGCGTCGTTTCTTTTTCTGCGTGTTCAACATACCTATTCAAAATCTTATTTCTGAATTCGGTATTCATTCGTATTTTTTGCATAGTTTCCTTTCTTGTTAATGTGTGGGATTATATATTAATCCCACACAATTGTCAATATTTAAAATGGCATTTCGTCTGAAATTCCATTTCCTTTCACTTCATCTTTTAATACTAGAGGTTTTTCTTGTCCTAAAAGTAAATCCACCTCTTGAAGAAAATATGTTTTTTCTTCTTGGTCATTTAATTGTTCATAAGCAATTAACATTTTTGTTGCCTCGTTTAAGTTATATGCTCTATCTTTCATAATTGAGAATCTTGGTTGTTTATCAAAATTCCATTCTGCTTTTTCTATTATGAAGTATTGTTTTGTGTTTTCCATTTTTGCCTTTCTGTTGGTTATGTATGGGATTATATACTATTATAATCCCTTTGTCAAGTGTTATTTTTTAATATCTTACACTCCAAGATAAAGACGCATTTCTAAAATTATCTGCTTCAATATCCCAATATGTAAAATGTGTTTTTCCTTTCTTGTCCTCATATATTCTGCAACCCTCAACCCATTTACCTAATCTAGTAATATGCTTTTGATGTTTTTCTGCATAATAAGTTATCTTGAATTGTTTATCAGTTATCATTATATATTCCTTTCTGTTTATTATGTATGGGATTATACACTATTCTTATTTTAAAGTCAAGTAAAAAAAATAATTTATTTTAAAAATAGTTCTTGACTTATGGGATTATATAGTATATAGTAGTTCCTATAGTGCCTCATTAGATTTTATCGCACTTTAAAAACTATAAAATCGGGACAACTTCTGGTTGTGCTGTACGTCACACCGCTATTCGTAGCCGTCTTCGTGCAGTGAACAGCCAGAACTGATCCCTGGACATTGGCGCTGGATACAGCGTTAGGCCTGTTGCTCGAGCTATTAAAATAAAGCACGCCGGCCTCAATCCAATGTCCTGGGATCAGATGTTGATCACTGCGGGATATAAACCGCTATAGTACAGGTCGTGAGTAATGAGATTACTGGGATTGTAGTATATCATATGTAACTACAAGGAAGATCCTCACCTGCACAGGACAACAACTGATCCCTGGTCCTTACAGGGTGGCCTAATTCTAGACAGCGTAAGGACCTGGGATCAGGAATTATAGAATGATGACCAACTAGGCGTACATATCTTGCCCCTGGCAATTTCACTGGACGTTAGCTGTGACCTGCAAGGGTAGCGACGATGTTGGACAACTGTGGGTTGAGTTACCTGATCAGTAAACTCACAGTTGTATATGATAGAAGCGTCAAGCGTCGGGCCAGTTTAGAATGATTCTAAACTAGAATTATTATAAGTGTTAAGCATTAAGCACTTGACAATTGTTACATATGGGATTATATAACAGTATAACAGAAAGGATTATATGAAAGTAAAAGAAGCAGCAGCAATCACCGGGTCCATGACTCGAACGTCAAAAATGCCTGGCCTATCTTACAGCTTGCCAGCATGGGAATGCAAGACTGGAAGCAAGTTAAGAAAAATTAAAAATTCAGTTTGTTCAATGTGTTACGCTCTGAAGGGTAACTACACAAGGTACAAAGCCATCAAGGCTGCACAGTACGTGCGCCTTCGATCGCTCAATGATGCACGCTGGACAGCTGCTATAGTTACACAAATTAAAAGACAGAAATATTTCAGATGGCACGACGCCGGAGACGTACAGTCACTGGACCATTTAAATAAAATATATGATGTCTGCAGGTTAACACCTGACACCAAGCACTGGATGCCAACGCGTGAAGCGTGGATAAAGGACCACCTGGACAGCAAGCCTGACAATCTTGTTATCCGGTTCTCTCCTCCAATGATTGGACAAGAGAATACAACCTGGCCCAACTCTTCGATGGTAGTATTGAAGGACGCCAGCTGTCCCGCTCCGAAGCAGGGTGGCAAGTGTGGCGACTGTCGACAATGCTGGGATCCTGCTGTAAAAGTAGTTTCATATGGTAAACACTAATGTTTAGACATCCAAAATATTATAAAGAATTACGCAAGCTACGTAATAATCTGGATCAGGCAATTAGCGGTAAAAACTCGACGGAGTGTAAAACGCGTTCGCCTGGTCCGGGCCTTAAGCCTCAAGCCAAGAAATGGAAGTTAAATAAATTTACTATGAATGAAGATGTATATGTGGAAGATAAATCATAAGCTCCAAGCTTCAAGCACCAAGCCTAAGCGTCAAGCGTCGAGCAAAGCTTCAAGCATCAAGCCAGCGGAGCGTCAAGCATCAAGCGATTAATGTGGTCCCAGTCATCAAGCGCCAAGCATGGCGTCTCGCGGACATCGGTCAGGAGACCGAGGATCGATGTACTCCCATAAAGTTTTATGGAACGAGGAGAGCCCTTAGGGGCTTGTTCAACCAAGATGAAATTACGTTTTGTATGTGTTGTGTGAAAGAGAATTTGATGTGGACTAAACTTAACTTTTGTAGTGTTTGTAACTTTAAGCTCAACAGTAAAAAATCCGCATGAATCGTGGTAACCAAGTAAATCTGGTATGCCTGGAACAGCCCAGGATTCTATCCTAGACCACCTAATTTCTGGGGTATTTTTCTTTAAAAGTTTCCAAAGTTTTGTCTCCGGATTCATCGTACTGAGCCTTATGTATTTGTTTCAAAACTGTTGTCCAAGGATTAAAATCATAGTCCTTAGCACAGCCAGATAATAGTATTAATATTATGATATATCTCACATTTGACTTGTACGCTAGCTTACGGTATAAGTCAAATCTTATGGGAGTTCCAAGACAATTAACTGAAAGACAAATGAAATTTGCAGAATTGCTTATTTACAATGAGGGACGTATGTCTCCAGCGGAATGTGCATTACAAGCAGGTTATAAGACTAGACCTAGACAAGCAGCTAGTGAGTTGAGGAATCCTAAGATATCTCCATTAGTAGTTAAATATATTGGTGAGCTTAGAGCTGAAGTTCAAGAGAAACATGGTATTACCTTTGAAAGACATTTAGGTGAGCTGGCTAAACTAAGAGATGAGGCGACAGCGAAGGGAGCGTGGTCTGCAGCCATTAATGCAGAAGTTGCACGTGGAAAAGCTGGTGGATTATATGTAGATCAGAAGATGATTATGACAGGTAATCTAGACAATCTAAGTATAGACGATTTGAAAGATAGAATGAAAAAAATTGTAGATGATCACAACATCTTGATTAATGATAAATCAAAAACCATAACAATAGAACACTCAGAATCACTTGAGAAATTAAAACCCTCAGGAAAATCGAATTAAACTTTTTTCTTTGTAACAGTGTATGGTGCTTTAATACCATCAGGATTAGGTCCTCTCAATGGTGGAATCTGATCCCATTTAACATGGGGCATATTCTTTGTCAGTGTAGGATTTCTCTCGGCTTTGTTTCTCAATGATTGCTTGTAGCTTTCATTAAGATCAAATTGTTCTTGTTCTATTTTATTTTTCACTTAAATTAGAATTGCGCCAACAATAAGGCCTGCCACAAAACAGACAATTTCTCTTCTGTTGTGTAATTGCCAAATCATAAACTTATCTTTGTAGTAGTCTATCATTTTCATAGTTTTATTTTCCTCGTAGTTGTTTTAGCTTAGCTTTGCTTATTTTATCTGTTTTACCCTTTAATTTTTTTATCATCTTATGTCTCACTTGAGATGCTGTGGGTTTAACTCCTGCTCTTTTTGTCATAGTTTTATTTTCTCCATTTTAATTATACACCCTTTAGGGAATACATTTCTGTCTGAGAATAATTCATCATTCTCCTCATAACTTGCAAAGGTTCTAACATTTTTCTTATCTTTATTCAATAAGTATGCATGGGTTACCATTATTGATGGCATAAAGCCCATTGCAGTATGTAAATCTGCATGCCCCGCATCCCCCGTGATATCCAACCATGTTATTTTATAGAAATAATATTTTTTCTTCTTAATAACAACATGTTTATATTTGGATTTTTTAAGTCTTTTCATAATTTCTTTTACTATAAGAGAAATTTTTAGGCAAATTTGTTTTTACTAAAACCAAAAATTCCCTCGCGCGCAGGATACATTGTAAATAAACAGCCAATACCAACACTTATTTGCATCTACCGCCCTCTACCGCCTAAAAAAGCTATCGCGGTAGACCTATTATTCAACATTACCAACACTTCTAGTTGATTTTGACCACTCTACCGCCTCTACCGCCATATATTTCTTATCACTGAAAAAAAAAATTACCCTAGAATTTCTCTTATAGCGCGGTAGATTACTAATCATGTGATCTTTGTCCACAATGTGGCGCAGTTCCCCACTTGATAACATTATTAAGGCCACGTGCTTCGAGTTTAAGTGTGGCGTAAGGTTTCCAAGCTTTTGTAATTAAATTAAGTTCCAATAATAAATTAGACCATTGTTTAGCGCTAATATTATTACTTGTTATCGTTACTTTTCTCGTGCTCACGAATAACCTCCTTAATCTTAAGCAATGTCATTTCTAAATCTAAGACTTGATGTTGTAATTTCTTTTTTTCTGATTGAAGAATCCTATCTTTGTTTTCATCAATTCGAAGAAAATGTTCTTCT